CTTGCCTCTATCCACAACGCCCTTGTGGAGCATTGTTGGGATTTGTCGATGGGGAAAAGCGTTCATGGGCAGATTCTGAGAAATTCACTCACAAGAAGTGTCGGGTACTGGTTTATCTCTATCGACCCGAATGCCGACAGGGGGAATGGAGAGGTAGTCTTTAAGAGTCTGGATACGTGGGATGTATATGTAGACCCGTCCTCGACTGACATTTTCTATCGGGACGCTTCCTTTATCATAGTAAAGAAAGACTTTATCCGAAAACAGTTAATGAACAAACTTCCCCAGTTCGCTGAGAAAATCAAAAGGGCTTCCGGTAACGACGAACACAACACAGGCTATTCAGACAGAGATACCGTCCAATCCGAAAGCATCCAGCCTGCGGATATTTCCACCAGCATCAACGGACAGGATTCAGACTGGCTCGACTATTACGAGAGATACGAGAAATACAAGGTCAGGTTCGTCACTGTAACGACCCGTACGGAACCATCTCAGGCCGAGATCGATCAGGTTAAACAGCGTGTGTCTGCTGAAGTCGCTCTCTTTGAGAAGAACCTCGCAACCGAGTTAAAGGACCAGGCTATCGGTCTGGAAGATGCCTTTAACCGACAGACTATTTCCAAAGAGAGAATGAACTTCGAGATTCAGAAACTCAGAGAAGAAGCCAAACGAGCAGTCAAAGACTACGAAACAAAAATCACAAACGATGCCATAAACAGCATAACTACCACACAGACTGTTGCGGTTACGGAAAAAGAATACGAGAAAATAAGAAAAAGCAAAGCCTTTAAAGACAAGATCGTAAGTGCTGTTCCATTCTACAGAGACAAGGTGAGGGTAATTGCTTCTATCGGGTCTGACACATTTCTCTACAAGAACGAACTCCCCGGCGAGAATTATCCAATCATTCCCGTTCCGTGCATCTATACCGGAACACCGTTTCCCATGAGCGTGGTTCAGAAAGCCGTAGGGACTCAGCAGGAAGTCAACAAGGCGCATCAGTTAATGCTTCACAATGCCGCTCTTGGATCGAGTCTCCGGTGGAAAGTCAAGAAGGGCGCAACGGATACAGACTTTCCCACACAAATCACTACACCTGGTGGGATCATCACCGTTCTTACTGGGAATCTGGACGACGTAAAAGAAGTTCTTCCGGCACAGCTTAATCAGGCATTTTTCAGTGTTGCTGAGAAGGGTGAGCAGATCATTGAAGAACTCATGGGAGCCAAGGCGATTCTTCACGGGGGCAAGAGCAGTCAGGAGACTTTCAGGGGTTATCTTGCCGAAGAAGAAGCCTCAACGAGAAACATCAAGGCGTGGATGGGAAATGTGGTTGAGCCTGCGCTTGAACAAGTTTTTAAAGTCTTTACGGAATATGCCCAGTTTCTCTACAAGTCCTACAAGGTATTCCGCATTGTCAACCCGGATACCGGAGATGTGAAGAAGTACGAACTCAATATCCCGATCTATCCCGACCTGTCGAGAGATGTCGAGCGGTATCACGACTATGCTTCTACGATTTTCGACATCAAGGTTAAGCCGGGCAGTACCCTTCCGGTGAACAGGTGGGCGAAGTTAGAAGAATATACAAAGTGGTTCGAAGCTGGAATCATAGATGACATAGCGTTTCTCGCAGAAACAGACGTGAAGAACAAGGAAGAAGTCATCAAGCGCAAGTCCATTTACTCTCAGCTTTCTCAGGAAAACGAAGCACTTAAAGCGGAACTGAAGAAGAAGGACGGAACCATCGAGACCTTCACGAGAGAGTTGGAACATGCAGGCATTAAGGAAAAAGTCAAAAACGCAGATGTTGAAATAGATAAGATTGTAACCAAGGTGAAGTCTGATATGAACGCCCGTGCTATGGTGCATACGGGAGCGATGAAACTCATAGAAGAAAAAGCAAAACAAAGAGAAAAACCACAGAAAGTAGAAACGAAAAAGAAAAAGTAAAAAAGAATGGTGGCCAAAGGCGCTCATTGTAAATAATGAAGTTATGTTTAATTGTGAATATGTGTAGGCACGACCTGTTGGCCAAGGCGCTTTTTAACCCAAGGGATTAATTTTAATAGATTTGACTTCGCAAGAGTACTATCCATAAATTAGTGGACAATTGTATTTAACTAAACAAAGGAGGCAACATGCCAAAAACAGCGGACAACCCGAAACCGGACTCCGCAGAGATTGATTTTCCAGCTATCCCAAATGAGGGAACCTCTGCACCGGAGAACCTCGCAAAAGAGAACCTTCCTCCGCTTCCACAGCGGTATGAAGAATCGAGAAAACATGGTGTTCAACTTGCCAAAGAAAACAAGGCAAAGGATAAAACAATTGAAAAACTTGAAGTGTTATTAGAGGAAGCCAAGAGTAAACTTGGGGACTACGATGATTATGCTTCGTTCATAAAATCTCTCAAGGATGACCCGAAGCTTGTAGAACATATCACAAGTTATTGGAAACCATCCGAGGAGGAAAATCTGCAAGACTTAGATTTAACTGATCCTAAAGTATTTCAGGAACAGGTTGACAAAAAGGCACGAGAGATTGTAAAGACCGAACTCGCAACCTTCAAGCAAACGTCCAATCGGGAAAATGCTTTGGAAAGGCAGATTCAAACCTTTCTGAAAGATCACCCGGACAAAAGCAGAAAAGATGTTGACGGTTTAATCGCGTGGTCGAAGAACAACCCGATGACCATTGAGCACCTTTACATGCTTCATAACCCGGAAGAATTTTCCAAGAGGGTGGCCGAGACCACCCGTAAGGACATTACTGAACAACAGCGAACGGTCCAACAAACCCCCGCAAGTCTTGCATCGGCTAACTCCTCTGGAAAGCCAGACTCGCCTATCGAGAAAATATTTCGGGAGCAACAAGCCCGAATCAACAGCACAAACTTAAATATAGCAGTTAATGAGAGCGAGTAATTGGTGATCGGCCATGCCTCGCTCCGTTAGGAGGCCAAATGGCTACAGATACCCCATTGACCATTTCCGATCTTGAGCAGACTGACCAAGAGACTTCCTATGGCATAGGTGATATTAGGCGTGGTTACGCCTATGGATCAAGCCGTCTTTCCAAATTAAATATCCCGGCAGACCCGTTATTCAGGATTCTTTCTGAAAAACGGACTTCTCCTGTCGCGGAAACCATATTTAAATATACCGAGGAACGCCCGTTCCTATGGAAGCGGTACGCCTATGTCGTAGGTAGCAAGACTTGGACAGGAACCGGAAATGCTCCCGTCACCGACTATAGTACGGATGACGATGCAATCGGAGTCGTTGGAATCACTCCCCAAACGCAGGGAACTTATGCTGCGTTCAAGATGGGAGCGGATTACAAGTCTTCGGGCAATCAGCAAAATGTGTACGGTAACAGCACCAACGCAATCACCATTGGTGATACCGGTACACTCCCCACCTTTTTCATGGAAAACCAGATCGTTAGAATTTCTATGAAATCAGCAACCGGTGATCTCGTGGCAGACGATTACTTTACTATCAGAATCATGGACGTTCAGACTTCCGGCCAGTATGCTTACATCGCTGGAATCGTTGTGAAGCCCCTTGCTTCTGCAAGTAACAAGTATTACTGTTCTGCTCCGGGTGGAACCTTTCTGACTTCTACTTATGATCTGGCTCATGGACATGACGTGGGCGGAACAAAAACAATCATGGAAGCCGCAAGGTCGTATGTGGTTGGTAATGCGTACGCGAAAGGCTCCGGCCTGCCCGATACGTATGAAACACAGCCGTATTACAACCGTTACGGTGCAACCATGATCCAGAAGCAATCTCTCTCGATGGACAACTCCACAATGGCAACTGAACTCAAACTCGTAAAGAATGAGTACAATCGTTTGTGGGATGAGAAGACGTTGCTTCACAAGTGGGACATCGGTAACGAGATTTATTTCTCTGATCTTTACCTTGAAACCGGCGGACCACAGCATACCCAGGGAATCGCTTCGTGGACATTGAACTATGGAAACGTCTTTGGTCTTACCACAAGTAAGAATCAGGACAACTTCCTTGAAGATTTTTCCACCCTGTTTGACCCACGGTATAATCAAATCAACAAGTGTCTCTTTGTCGTATCAACCCTGTATTACAACTGGCTTCACAAACTGGCGGGTTATCCCCTTCAGAACTTGACAACCGGTGTAATCGGGACTACGGCAACCTATTACTACTATGATTTCGCCAAGAACGGCGGACGTAACTTGGCCGGAGCGAATCTTTTTCAGTTCGGCACTTTGTACGGCCCGATGTATGTCCTGAGAGACCCGCATTTGGATGGAACCAACATCAAAATGCTTGCTGTTCCTCTTGGACAGGTGAAATATCGTCCGTTGATCGGTAACGGAAAAAACAGAGACACCACAATTTATAAGGGTGTTCAGACAATCGAGAACACTGGAACCGATGCAACTGTAGACCTGATTCAGACTGAGTTCGGTGTTGAGCCTGCTCTGCCTGAAGCATGGGCTGTATGGAAATAAGGAGGTAATCATGGCCGGTTTAGATCGAGTATATTTCGGCAACAACTCCGATAAGTTTGTCACGAGTTCCATACGTGCTCAGGGTCTGGTTGATTCACCGCTTATCAGTTCTGGAATCAGAATCGGAACCGCTGGAACCACTAATGCTGTTGAAATTCCTCCCTTGTCGATTGTGACAAAGGTAGGGTTGTGGAATACCGGAACCGCCATCAGTGGAGCTACGCTCTGCGTTGGTGTTGAGGGTACTATCGACAAGTTTCTCGACAGTGTAAGCACTATCGCTGCAAACGACATCAAGATGAGTGGACTTGCCGGTGCGGTTAATGCCGATCCTGTCGGCGGAGCCTACTTCGCCAGTGGCGGGGTAATCCAACTCGGTGTCGGTGCTGGTACAGATGACTCAACCGTTAAAGTTCTTGTGTGGTACACCGGGACAAGCTAAAAGTTGGAGGTTAATATGTCAACTGACAGAGTTTATCTCGGTAACAAGAAAAACAAGTTTCAAATGAGTTCCATCAGACTTCAGGGGATGTGCGACTCTCCGCTTATTAGTTCCGGCATTCGGATTAATTCGACCGGTACTACTGACGCGGTGGAGGTTCCGCCTCTGTCAATCGTCCACAAGGTCGGCTTGTGGGTCTCTGCAACCGCTCTTGCTTCTGTAACTATCGACGTAGGAGTGGAAGGTACTATAGATAAGTTTCTTGACGGTATCACAGATGCTGCCGCCAACGACATTATCTATAGCGGACTTGGAGGCACGGCAAATGCCGATCCGGTGGGTGGAGCTTATTTTGCAAGCGGTGGAGTAATCCAGCTTGCTGTGGATTCCGGTACTATGGATTCCACGGTTAAAGTTATGGTATGGTATACCGGGACAAGCTAAACATTCAGGGAACAGGGGTGAGTTTCGATGCTCACCCCTTTCCCGAACTATGGAGGAGATATGAAAATCACGATAGTAACAAGGCGTCCGTGCATACGGGTCGCCAAGGAGGCATTTGCCCTGAAGGGTTTGGGGCATGAGATTAATCTCGTTTCACCCACAATGGACAGTGAGATTTACAATAATGTCCTGTACTGGGGAAACCCGAAAGAACTCGAAGACGCAGTAAAGTTAATTGACAAAGAAACAGATGTGTTTGTGGTTCATAACGAACCCACATGGCCTGCTATGATAATCAGAGAGGCTTTGCCGGACGCAAAGATAGTTCTGGACTATCACGACAGTATCTACTGGTACTTTGACGCAGACGCAGAAGTTGTGGCTCCGAACGAACAGGCAAGGTGGCACGAAGAAGATTACTCTGTTGCGATTTGCAATGGGTTCGTGGTCGGTTCTGAGGGATCGAGAAACGAACTAAAGACCAGAACCGACAGACCGATCGCCATAGTTCCACCTGCTTCATTGAGAACGGACTACCGCTATCAACAACACAATTTTCAGGGGGGATTGGTTTCTCAGGGTGGACATGCAATACCCGGACATTTTACACGGGTTGGAGAGCATTGGAGAGACTATACACCGCTCTATAAATATCTAAGAGGACGATGCAACATCTTTGCGTACGTTCCCACAGATGAAAATGTCACAAAATATTACAAGCAATTTACAACGAATGTAGCTTCACATCCATACGACGTTCTTTTAAATAAACTGGGTGAACATACATGGAACCTTGTTGGAAACTGGACGGATCATGTGGTCTGGCAGTATTCCGCACCCAATAAGTTCTACGACGCCCTCGCAGCCGGAATCCCAAGTGTGGTGTTTCACATCACTTCAGTTCAGGAGATTCTCCAAGAAGACAAGATCGGTATGGTGATTTCCCATCCAGACGAGCTTATCGACAGATGGGACGAAGCCCCATACCTGAGAAAAGAACTGATGCTTAAGCGGAAAAAGTACTGCATGGAGAACTTTATCGGCAGAGCAATAGACCTCTACACGGAGGTGATCCATGCTTGAGCAACTCGTGATGTCGCCTCACGTTAAGTTTTTCGGTGAAACTGTAGCCAAGATATATAATCTCAAACTCGCCACTGAAGAAGACTACGATCCCAAAGCCCCAACGCTTTTTTGGGGAAACTACACGGGTTATGACTCTACCAGAATCGTGTGTCATACCGGAGAAGCTACGCTGGTTTGGGCAGGCAGTGATCTTCTGGATGAAAACAACATAAATCGTGTGCGCCCGAAAGAAATACGGCACATCGCTATCTCAAAATGGATAGATAAGAAATTAACATCTCGCGGAGTAGAGCATGAGTATATCGTGCTTCCGTCAACCGACATAGATTTCTGGAAATCGGAAACACTCGGAAACAAGGTTTACGCTTACGCACCGGACATGCCTATCTACAGACGCTACCTGATAGACGAGCTTCAGGAAGAACTCCCGTTCGAAATGATAGTCACGAACAGTGCGGAAGACTTTACGAGAGAACAACTCAGGGAGATTTACAAACAATGTTTCATAGGACTCAGGTTAACGTGGTGGGATGGATGTGCCTCAACGGTGCAGGAGCTTGGCCTGATGGGGCGCAGATCGGTATGGAACGGGGGATCGCTTCCAGCCCTTCCGTGGAAGACCAAGCAGGATGTGATAGACCTCGTTATGCAGGAATCGAAAAACATAGGAAAGAAACAGGGTAAACTCGCAAAGTCGGTTTATAACGAGCTACGCAACGGAATCCTCTCCAAATAATTTTGAAATACAATTTGAAACATCTAAGGATAAATAATGGCTACACTTAGCGCACAGATAACCGCTTTATCTGGAACGGTAACTGACGCAGATGAAGTGACCACATGGGTACAAGACGGTATTAAAGATGTAATTCGCAGGCTTCAGGTATTAGGAGCACCCTTGCACAGATTTGCTCAGGAGATAAACGTGGGCACGTCTGGTCTTGCTCTTGCCGGAACTGCTGTGATTCTGGACGTTCACCGTGGAGGCTACGAGTGTCAGGAAGTTCCGTCCTCGATGAGACATCGTTCAGGACGATCTACGAGTCTTCACCGTGCAACCACGCAGTATCCTCATTTCTACAGACTCAACAATACACTTATCGTCTTACCGCAACCATCCTCGGCAACCAATGCAAAGGTGTCGGTGGTTGTTCCGGCTACCACGGCTGGATCGTCTTCTTCGATAACCAACTTCCCGAATGAACTCGAATACCTCGTGGTGATTTACGCTTCACTTCAGAATCTTTTAGGGAAGATTTCAGACCTTGCGCTTCCGTCAGACCTGACCCTGCCCGTGCTACCCACAATCACGTCTTTCTCGGATGTTGCCACTTCTCTACCCACCTATACAGCGGTATCGCCTGTAGTCTTGCCCAATCCCCCATCGGGAGCGAATATTGATTTTTCAGGCATAGGCTCTACACCTTCGTATTCCGCACCCTCGGTTATTGTGCTTCCAACCCTCTCTCTTGGTTCCGACCTATCCATCTCTGCATTTACCCAATCAACCTCGGCTCCGTCTGTTCCGGTGATAGAGATAACGAATGGTACTGTGGCGTCTTTCGGTACGGCTCCGGCTTTTACGGCTCCTGTACTGGCTTTGACAGATGCGGTGACACTTGACTCTCTCGTACTTCCGGCTACTCCCCCTGATCTTGATATTACGGTTAGTCCCCCGTCACCTCCTGCACTTAAAGGTTTTACAACCGGCGCAATAACCATGACGGAAGCGTTGCCAACCTACACCTCACCCACTACGACTATCGACGGAACGGCATGGGCAGACGCTTATCCAAACTATGCTACAGAGATAACAACTGCGTTGACAGCAATAACTAACAATCTAAATACGGATACTGTTGGAAAAAACTTTCTTATATCTGGCTCACTTGACGATGACAACGGAGATTTCGAGGCAGCCGGTGCGGACGGCACGGACATAGAAACAAACACAGACTGGTCAAAAAATAACTGCTCTGCGGAGACAGACAACGAAGCTGGATCAGGTGTGAATACCTACAATGGATCGGATTTCTGCTGCAAGATTCATACAGGTTCAGATGATAGACCTTTTATACACTTGGTATTCGGAGGAGAAAATCTACTTGTAAAGAATTGTACTTATCAAATATCATTTGACTATAAAGTATCAAATTGTACAGATGCAAAAGTAAAGGTGCTCTCAACCGCTACAGATGTAGAACATTCAATTGATTTGGATTCTGAATCATGGGCAACCGTTTCGGAAACTTTTATTTGTACAACCACCGGAACATCGAGCGGACGTACCAGAGTCTATGCTCATGACGGTACAGACGAAGATGGTAACGAAGTTGTATGGATTGATAACATATCTCTGAAAAAAGTAACCACTCTTGAAGAACTTATCAAGACTCAAATAGATACAGCAGCAACACAACTTGATGAGGCTGAAATTCAGGTAGATGCCTCGGTAGATACAGCCCTTGCCGCTATCGTGACTGCCGCCGGAAGAATTAACACGGCTGTTGCTCTTGCAAACGGAGAATTTGATAATGCGGTTCTGGAAGCCGTTGGTGCTGAAGCAGAGGTAGATGATGCTAAAATCGACACAGCCTTAGACCTTCTTAACACTCAGGTTGATTCTGCCGTGACCAATGCCGCAAGCGGTGTCACGAGTCTTGAAGCCGCCACTACCAGAGTAGCGACTGCCAATACCGAGATAGGTCTTGCAAACGCAGAGCTTGACAAGATGGCTGCTGAAACCGAACTGGATAACGCAGAAGTCGATAAAGCAACTGCTGAAATCGCAGAGGCCGCCACACTCATAGATGCGGACATTGACACTGCCGTGGCCGCCATTACTACCGCATGTGGGCGGATCAATACTGCCGTTGCGTTAGCGAACACTCAATTTGATTCCGCTGTAACTCAGACTGCCGCTGAAGACCCTGAACTGGCAGTAAGTTACGTTCAGGCAGGACAGGGATATTTGGGCGAGGCTTCCGGCGATGCCGGTGAGGTGGATGCCTATGCGAAAGAAGTCACTTCAAGAGTAAATCAGGTCAGAGGACAGATAGAAGTTGCCAAGGGATACATTGATTCAGGCGGTGGATATTCCCGTGTGGCTCAGGGATATGCCGCAGCAGCCAAGGGTTATCTCGGAACGGCTTCTGCCTATCTCCAGGAAGTAGAGCAGGATATTAAGGTTGCTCAAAGCTACACTTCTGTTGTGAGTGCCTATATCGCCGCCGCTCAGGGATATTCCGAAGAAGTCAAAGCAAGGCTCGGATATGCCAATGCCTTTGTGGGTACAACCCAAAACAGAATCAACACCGGAAACGCCTTTTTAGCAGAAGCAAAAGCGAGTGCTCTTGAGGCTGAAATTTATACCAAAGAGGTTTCCGCAAGAGTAGCACAGGTTGGTGGTTATGGTGTGGTGGTGGATGGATACCTCAAATCTGCTCAGGGATACGCTACTGAGATTTCTTCCAAGATAGGGATTGCTCAGGGGTATGTGGCAGAGGTTCAGGCAAGACTTGCCAATGTTCCTGCTAAAGTCTCTGAATACAAAGCAAAGGTTGAAGATGCCCTGAATACGTTTAACCTGGAATCGACTCAGTATAAATTGGAACTCGAAAAAGAAATAGCTGAGGCCAATGCCGTTTTGTCTGAGGAAAGTGCATCCAACAGCACCACTCTTGCCAAACATAAATCAGAGGTTGATTCTTATATAGCGCAGGTTAATAAAGAAGTTAATGAGTATAGCTCAAAACTTGAAAAGTATCAGGCGCAGGCTAAAGCGGAAATTGAAAAATTTAACGCTGAACAACTCTCCGGCAAACAGGCCAAGTGGATCGCTCAGAGACAGACCGAGATTGCCAAGTATCAGGCTGACATTCAGGTTGCCACACAGGAATTTAACGATGCCAATGTAGAATATCAGGCAACCATTCAGGAGAAACTGACCGAAGCTGCCAATCTTCTCGCTTCAGAGACCGAAGAAAATAGACTCAAAGTTCAGAAATATGTGAGTGCTTTACAGAAATACCAGACTGACGTAAACACAGAGATTCAGGAGTACTTACAGAAAGACGTGCAGGCTGAACTCGCAGAGTGGACAGAGAAAAGACGTAATCTCTTGGCAGAATTTCAGACCAAATCACAGAGTGTGATTCAGGTGTTTACTCAGGAACTCGCAGAAGCCACTCAGGAATTTGACTCTGAACTGAAAAACTGGACGACCTTGATTGAGAAAGCCGTAAAGACGTTCGAATCCGAAACAGGGTACGACCTTTCACTATTTACCTCGGACGCACAGATGACCATAGCCAAACACGCTGAGGACGTAAAGAACGAGAACACAGAATTTCAGGCGAACATGGCAAAGTATCTCGGTGAGCTTCAGAAGGTTTCGGAAGTAAACCAGAGGCTATTGAATAAATATTCCGCAGAAATCGGAGCATACGGTTCGGAAGTTCAGGCGAACATCGGACAGTTTAACGCTCTCCTACAAAAGAGACAGATAAACTACGATTGGTTTGCCAATCAATATAACAGACTCAAACAGCAGTACGAACAGGGATTCGTACCATTTGAGATTAAAGGAGAAAATCAATGAGCGACACAATCAAATACTCAATAAGTGTGGAGCCAAGAGAAGAACTGACGGATGAACAATCCAATACCCATACCGTTATTTCCGGTGAGGTAGGCAAATCTTTAGGGGGAAGCGGAACAGCGGTAGTGACAGCGTATGATGGAACCGCTGCTGCCCAGGGATACCTGAACGCCACGGTCAATTATTTGGAGTGTATCGATTCTGACGACACCACGGACATCTCATCTGAGGCTACGGCTTCGTTCGTTTATATCAGAAACACAGGCTACACTTTTTCAGACGCAACCACTCTTGGAGATGCTCTCGCAAAGTCGGTCAAGGTGATGATAGGAACTACAATGATTTCTATTCTCGATGCTGGTGAATGTCTTGTCTTAAAAGATGACAATGCAGGGATAGTCTGTACGGGAATCCATGTAAGAACAGTGGATACAGACGGGTCTGAGAATGCCTCCGCCGGTCATTTAGCAGTGGAATATTTAGTGGTGGATTAAAATGAGTGATTCAATCAGATACAAAATAAACGTCGAGCCAAGAGAGGAATTGACCGACGAACAAGGTAATACGAAAAACGTCATCTCTGGTGAGGTTGGGAAAAGGCTTGGCGGAAGTGGTGTTGCGGTAGTGACGGATTATGCCGGGGGCAATTCAGCACAGGGATATAAGGATGGTTCTGTTTATTATCAAGAAATTCATGACAGTACGTATAATCAATCTACTGGTGGCGGAGCTGAAATAACCGCATCTTTTATGTTTATTAAAAACACCGGTCATACCTATTCATCGGCTACAGTACTTGGTGAACCATTAAATAAAGCCCTCGGTGTTTATCTGAATCCTGGGACTACAACAATTTCCATTCTTGATCCTGGCGAATGCCTTGTTTTTAAAGATGATAATGCCGGTATTGACCCCACAGATATTGTACTTAGAACTGTAGATTTAGATGGCTCTGAAAATGCTTCAGCCGGTCATCTTGCTCTTGAATTTTTAGTGGTAGACTAATGCCTCGAAACTTTAAAAACATTCCTTTCAACGGCGGTCTCAACAACGCCAAAGACCCACGAGACCTGACGAATGAAGTTTCTGATGTCTCTAATGTGCAGTTCGTTAAAGACGGTGTGCTTCAATCGGACGGAAGTCTTGTTGCGCCTACGGGAGTCTCAACAGTATTCGCCTCGATGACAGGTATTAAAAACTATGGACTTTTCACATTTGGTGCTGATTGGGATATGCCGTCTTATGGATCAATAACGGGTGTAGCAAATACTGGTGGAATTGGTGGTGTGGGAGATGCCCGGTACACCACTTCAGACAATCATGGACTTGCCACGGGTGATCGGGTTTTTCATTACGGATTTACCACAACAGCTTATAATGGATATAAAACCATAGAAGTTGTCACGGCCACGACCTATGATACTACAGATACCTACGTAGATAACATCACTGGAAGTTACGTAGAAGTTTCCGAAGCAACCAACACCTCCAATGAAAAATACATTGCTTTAGCAGATGGGGACACAAGTGCGGCAATAGACATTATGCCCGTTACCGACGATGTGGTTCACAGGGGAATGATTTCTCTTGGTGGAAGTGCCGCTGGAAGCAGGGCGGTTTTTTACTACATAGACGGGGCTTTGAGGGTATGTGATGTAATATTTAGAACCGGTAATGTGCGGAAGTGGTTCGGGTATATTAAAGGTAATCACTTCACTTGTGGTGATGCAAAAGAAGATGTCTTGGATGGTTGGTATTCTAAAGATGCCGCGATAACAGCCCCTACTCATGGGATTGTCGGAGGTGGTGTACTCGCTAATGGAGATGGTGATTCTACCGCTACCATACTAAAATCTGATGGGAATTATGAAGATTACGACATAGATGGAACAGAGAAATATGTCGCAATTCATATAGTAGCTGAAAAGGCACGAGCAATAACCGCTCAGGGGGCGGGTCCTGATTACGAGATTACAACCGATGATTTGGGTGGTGCTGACACATGGATTGGTACTGGTGTTCTTTGCCCCCCAGAGGGGGCAGGGTTTACACTCGGACTTACGAGTGGTGCTGGTGTCGGCACATGGACCGCAGATGAACTTGAGTTTGCTCAAACATTTATTTATGATGGTGTTCAGGAATCTTTACCAAATATCATGAAGGGTACTTTCACACCCACGGCAAGTAAAGAAATCTATGGTCAGATTTACGCAACGAAGTCGTACAATGAACGACTTACGGGTGCAAGAATATATTACAGGGAAAGTGGCCCGCGGGGTGACTGGAAATTATTTTTAGATATTTCCTTTGAAAAGGGTGTAAGGGTTGACCCCACAGAAGAATTTATGTCCGACGAACATCCGTGGACATACAGGGGGGCACTGACTGGTTCCGGTGATGCTCCAACCGATGCTTATTTCTATGCCGGACTTGCAATTTATTGGTATGATCCCCCTACGACTCTTACCTATGAAAATTTAACGGGAATTTCTCAGAGTACAATTAGTTTAGAAGCTAAGTTTAGGTGTGCTGCAACCCTGAACAGACGAACATGGATAGCAAATGTAAAGGTCGCGAATGAGGCTGGTGATGATGTAATTCATGGGGATAGAATTATGTACTCACCAGTGAATTGTTTTGACTCATTCCCAAATACATTTTATCTCGATGTAGGGATTAATGATGGTGATGAGTTCACCGCCCTTCAAGGATTTAATGATAGGCTCTTAGCCTTTAAGTCAGAGACACTCTATATCATCAATGTGGCACAGGGTGAAGATACGGGCTGGTTCCTTGAATCTACCAATCCATACATGGGTGTGGAAACCCCATCGGCAACCTACAAAACAGACATTGGGATCGTGTGGGTAAACAAAAACGGGTGTTATTACTACGACGGGAACAAGATTTACAACCTCATAGAAGATGCTCAGGGAAATAAGATTCTCGATGGTTCTACATGGGATTCTGATATTCATGCCGATGTTCTTATTGGATATGAACCTCTTGAGAAACAGGTAATCGTAGTGTGTGATGCTAATGCTACAGCAGGTAAGACTTACATCTATGACTTCTCTACGAAAACATGGACCTATAATACTTCTTTTTCTCAGTCTTCCGGTGATAACATGACAAACTTTGCCCCACTTGAAAATGAGCTTATCGTTGGGAGATACGACTCTGGCAATCAGACCACCATAAAGAAATGGGACCCAACACCGGTAGCCGGAACAGGGTGGGTGACGTTTAAAGATGAAGATTTTGGAAATCCACACCAGGTAAAAAGAATCTATGGGTTCTCAATTACCTATAAAGCATCCGTCAAAATTAACATGAATGACCTGGTGACTTATGCCTTAGACGGTGGAACGTCTTTTGTGAACACCTATATTCCAGCCACAGAGCTTCCGGTAGCAGCTACATGGAATATGGCATACATCGAACTCTCTACTCCAATTTCAGTCCAGAGTATCAGGGTTAAGGCGGCATGGACATCCAATCTTGTTAGGGTAAACGATATAGCTGTAGAGAATAGACCCATTCATAAGGAATTTACCTAATGAGTAGAGAACTTCGCAATCTTCAGCACAACAAACCAGAACGCGCCACGTTTTCAGATGTTCAACCTTCTAAAGACAGCATGAGAAATGGTGAACAGAGATATTGTCTGGTGAATGGGACTTTAAGACTTTACACAAAACAGCGCGGTAAGCTTTACTACATAAATTTTACAGGGGTATAGCATGGCTATAAAACGTACTGGATCACTTTTCAAGGGACTTGGCTCTGCATACAGCAAGTTTTCAGGAATGCAACGAGAGACTTATGACCTTGCTCCCAAGATCGCAGAGATTAAAAAGAACATGGAAAAAGATAGAATCGCACGAGAGCAGAGAATGAAAACATTCAATGCGGCAGTCAGTCTTTTTTCAACCGGAATGCAGAACCTTGAATCTCAAAAAGGCATTGATATTGGTCAGACTCTAACCCAAGGAACTACACCCGACAGAAATTTCATGGATAATCTTAACGTCTTTTTCGGTGGACCTTCTGGTGATCCTATGGGACAATTCGGTGCTGTTGGTCAGGCCGCCGGAAATCAAAACGAACTTGAGAAATTACTGGAAATATTTGGAAATAAGGGTACTATTCCAAATAAACCCGATCTTGCTCCCGAAAGAGAAATTTTGCCGACTTCTGAAAGCAAGAAGAAGATAGAAGACCTGAAAAAGATTTTTGAAGAACAGGAAGAATTTAGTGATTTCAGGTTTAGCATTTTTAATTAGGAGTTATCATGGGTAAGTATACCGAGTGGCAACAACAGGTATCTCTATATAATTTACTTGGCGAACAGCTTGAAAAATATCCTGAGATGAAGCAGGGACTTGAGGATGTATTCAACAAGCAAAAAGATTTGTTTCAGGCTCAGTATTCCAATCGGGCGGAGGACCTCAGTTTTCAAACAAGCGGGTCTATCTACGACTTTATGACCAAGTATCGAGGTGCTCAGAGTAAGTCTGGATTCGGTGGATCGGGTGCGCTCGAAAGAGGCCGTGAACGAGGAACCGGGCGAATTCAGCAGAGTCACGAGTTTGGAATGCAGAATCTTTTTGATAGTTTCCAAGAACGCAAACTTGGAGCACAAAAAGAATACCTAAGCGGTTTAACAGAACTTGAAAAATTTAAATCCGATCTTCTTGCACAAATGGCAAGCATGGACATTGACCCGCCTACTGTTTGGGAGATGGGATGGCAGGCTATTTCTGATCCGGCTTCTGCGTGGGAAGACATTGGTGAAGCAAGCAAAGAGTTTTAAATAATTGAGGTATCTAAATGGCTCGCGGTGAAGGTTTAGGCAATATACTCACTTTGTTCGAGAAGATTCAGGGTGAACAAAGAAAAAAACAGGAGAGACAGGAGGACAGAGCTTACCGTTCCGGCATGGCAAGGTGGATGGAAGAAGCACGGGCGCAGGAAGGCAGGCAACAGGCTGAACTGAAATTTATGTTTGAACAAATGGGAAACCTTGAAAAGCAATACACAGCAGAACAGGAGCGTATTGCCACGCTTGGCCTATTGACAACCGATGAAGATACTTCCGAAGGAATGAAAAAACTCATATCCGATTCCATGACAAGTGTGCAGAAAAGAGCCAACACGCTATCCGGCAGAATGAAACAGCACTCCACTCAGATGGAACGCCTCATGGGTGTTATGAGCACGCAACGGGCACGGATCGGGAAAGCCAAGGAAACTTACGGAAGTTACCAGAAAGGCTTCACTGACGATGCTCTCGCTGCCTCCATTTATGAGATGGGGAAATTTACCGAAGGTGAAAAAGCTGGAAGCATTGAGGCTTTACGGCTTGATAAGTCAGGTGCAGAGGACGCCCTCAAAAAACTCATGCCTGACATAGACCCCATTACCGGGAAGGGAGCCATTGCACGAGCTATGCAAATTAGCGATAAAGGTGTCAAGCAGGAATTAGATTTAAGGTCTATTCAGGCACGGGAGAAACAGGTTGAGGCTTACAGGGCCAGAACCACCCAACGAAAAGACGATGCAACAATCGCTCTAAGAAAGGCCTATTTGGATGCGATGAAAATTGCTAACGATACCGGTGATAAAAAAATGTATCTCAAGGCGAAAGAAGCATACAACAAGTTACTCCCATTCAGCATTATGGGTGGGAAAACAGAAGATATTCTTGATATGCCACAAAGTGTGATTGATTCAATTATAGACGCAGCGAGCGGACCCAACCCGGAAGATGTTTCTTTTGGCAAGCAAAGTATATGGGACCCATATTCCCCGAAACCAAGGCGAAAAGAAGAAGCAAGGCTTAGAAAACAGCATGATCGTGTTACGAAAGAAGCAAATAAAATGCTTAACAGGCTTATTAAGGCTGAGGCTGTGAGTAAGCGAGACCTTATGCCATCTGAAAAATTCATGCAATTTACTATGGAGCGAGCGAAAAGTACTCCCGGAAAGGATGCAACGCCTGAAGAAATTCAAAACATACAAGATGCTGTAGACGCGGTATTTATGTGGGAAGATAAGGAATACTTTAAATATCTTGACAAACCCCAAAAGAAAAAGCTGATGGAATGAGTTACGAGGAAGACTTAAAAATTCTTCACGAAAAATATGGTGCTACAGCAGAGCCGTCTTCCACCCGTGTCGTTCCCCCGTCTTTTGACATTGGAAAAGCACCGGAAGAACAGGAAGAAATCCCGGATAAGTACAAACAGCTTGGTGAAGGCTTAGACCCGTTCGCTCCCATAAGAGAAAAAACAGGCGTGAACGCCCTTATTACAGGCGTGGAGAAGTTCATGGCATCTCTCCCACAGGTAGCTGGCGGTATCATGATGGAAGTAGGGGAACGTGCGGAAGATACGTCGTCACTCATTCAGACTACCCTTAACCCTATCCTGACCATGAAACCCTTCATGAAGTGGCTGGCAAAGGGAACAGAGATAGATGAAAAAGTCGCACAGCTTGGTAAGAAGTGGATAGACCAGAATCAAGCATACATAAAAGAAAACTATCCAGAGCAGGAAACCGCTTATAAAAGATTTGCAGAGACTCTCGGACAGGGAGCAGGTTCTTTGGCGTTGGCACTCGGATTAAGCTATGCAACCAAAAACCCAAATGTTGCAGGCGCGGCTTTTGGTATCATGGCTAAAAGCAGAGCTTACACTGAAGCAAGGAAAGGCGGGATGTCTCCTGAAGATGCAAGTGCTGTTTCGACTTCTGTTGGAATTGGTGAGGCTATTTTAGAGTCTTGGGGCTTACAGCAGTTTTTGAAAGTTTACTCCACCCCACTTAAGGGTGCTCTCACACGCATGGCTTCTGAAGCGATTCAGGAAGCAAGTCAAACCATTTCCGAATCTACTATTATGACCACTACAGGCGCAAGAGAGTTTGAAGGTATCATGCCTATCGTACAGGAAGCCGCCATGTCTGCCGTAGTTGGTGGAATACTCGGTGGCGGTTCAAGTGCAATTCAGGAAGTTGCCTCCCGTAAGCTTCAGAAAAATAACATTCCAATGGATGTCGCAGATGAGGTTGGAGAATCTATAAAAAACAAAATACCAGAAGCACTCGGTGGAATACTCACACCCGGACTTACAATTAAATTGCAATATGATCCATTAAAACAAAAAGGCACGGTTAAGTCACGCATTAAAAAAGCAACTGACCTCACTACTGGTGAATACTTAGAACTTAATCAAAAACAAGCACTTCGCAGATTCTTCCAACGCCAGCAAGCAGCTTCGCGAGAAGGTTATCGGGCAGGGAAAAAAGAGGGCAAGGGAATTGGTGCTGAGAAACTTCAAGCTTATAAACAAAAAATGGCAGAGGCTAAAACCGAACAGGAACGCATCAATCTCAGAATTAAACTCAGGGCAGAACAGAAAGCCTCACAAGAAGGCTATCGGTTTGGGTATAAAGAAAAATCAGAAATAATTCGAAATCGTGACAAGGTAACACGTCTTGTAAAAGCCATAAATGTATTCAAGAAAACCAAACTTCCTGAAGATTACAGAGAAAAAGTAGACGAACTTCTTTCTCCTTATGATCTAAAAAAACGAAGCAAGAAAGTTCTTCACGAAAGAGAAGAACGTAAAAAGTATCTTGAACGAAAAGAGATGGGCGAGTTCTTTTATATCCCTAAAGAAATCCTCACTACGACTTTTAAGAAACCCCTTAACGATATGACTATTGAGGAACTTGGCGAAGTTCACGATAAGGCGAAGATACTCGTTCACCTTGGCAAATATAAACAAAAACTAATTGTCAGGCAAGAAGTCAGAGAACTCCAAAAGATCACAGATTTTCTTGCCAAAGAAATTATAAAGAATACGCCGAAGCCAAAAGTTCCGTTCTCGGACAAATACCTAACCCCATCAGAAAGACGTAGCAAGGGATTTCTTGGCAAAAAGAAAGAGAAAATAACGGGAACAATGGATAAAGTTTTTGGCATGCTTAAAAAACCAGAAGCTATTATAGAGGGTCTTGATGGGTATAGAGAATGTGGTTCTGTTTGGTACGAAACATTCTATCCAATTAAAAAGGCTGAAGACAGAGAGCTTTTAAGAAGTCACAAAATATATAACACCATTCAAGAAGCGATGGATAAAAGTAAAATAGACTTCAGAGCGGCACATGAAGAACAGGATGTTATAGACGGAAGTGCGCTTACCAAAACAGAACAAATGGCAGTTTATGCCAATAGTTTAAACCCAGATAATAGATATAGATTACGTGTAGGACAGGGGTGGAGCGAAGAAAAAATTGATAATATCGTTGATAATCTAACTTCAACAGAGAGGAAATTTGTAAATGGAATGATGGGGATAGTGCAGAGCCAGTGGAAAGGCATTGCCCGTGTCGGTAAAAAACTTCTTGGTACAACCCCAAAAGCAGTTGAAAATTATTGGCCTATCTATACGGATAGAGATTTTTCGGATCAACAGTTAATTAGGGAACGTGAACGGGATTTATTTAAAAATATAATTCGTAAAGCCTATGTAAGCCGTGGATTTACAATCACAAGAAAGGGTGGAACTGACCCAATAAGTCTTGATTTCTTTAAAGTCTTTACGGATCATATTGACAAAACAGATCATTTTATTACCCATGCCATTCCCGTGCGGGATGTGCAGAGAATTTTAACTACACCCAAAATGCGAACTGCTATTAAGAGTGCAAAAGGAGAAGCTGAATATCTGGAGTTACGGGGATGGTTAAGACATGTTGCAGCACCATACCAAACCCCAACAAATATTTTAGAAAGAGCTGCGGCTGGCCTAAGGCATAATTCAACAATGGCAGCTCTTGGAGCGAAAGTTTCAGTATCTTTAAAACAGGCTGGTTCATTTTCACAAACCATTAATAGATTAGGAGTTAAGGATGCTACGGAGGGCATAACTGCTTTTTTGCAAAACCCCAAAGAAATACCCAAAATACAAGAATTTATATATAGTAAAAGCCCACAAATGAAATATCGCAGGGAAAACTATGATAGGGAATTGCGTGATCTTATACACAAAAATTTAGGACAAAAGGGAAAATTCGCATTAGATAAGCACAAATTTTTATTCCATCTCGTTAGTACAGTAGATAAAACAGCAACTCTTCCAACATGGGCAGGGGCTTATGCCAGCGCAAGTAAGAAATACAAGGGGAATGAAAAAGCGATGGTTGAGTATGCCGACATGATTGTGAGAAGAACTCAGCCTACTGGCTCACCTAAAGACTTACCATCTATTATGCGTGGCTCAGAATTTCAAAAACTATTCACAATGTTCTATTCTCATTTTTCCAACGCCTATAATGAATCAGCAAGAACGTATGGGATGTTAAAGCAAGGCAAAATTTCCAAAAGCGATGCGATGGTGTCCTATATGTGGCTTACGGTTGTTCCAGCTCTTTTTGCTGGCGTTGTTTCCGGTAAACTATTAAAAAAAGAACCGGTTAGTAAGAAAGCAGCGACAGTGGGAAAGGAAATAATAGGTTACGGTTCCGCATTGTTTCCAATAGTGGGGAGTATTGTTGGGTCATTAGTAAATAAATATCCATATTCAGCAACACCGGCAGAAGCATTTCCCGAAGCACTCGTGGCATTTGGGCGATCAAAGAGTTTCGGCAAGAAGTTAAAGCACGGGACAAAAGCTGCTGGTTATTTATTTGGTTTACCCACCCCCCAAATTTTAATTACTGGCGAAGGCGCATACGATTTACTTACGGGTGAAACTGGAAATCCCATGAGACTCTTTTTGAGTAAATGGCAACTCGGAGAAGAAGACGGGAAAAAACGAGAATCAATTACTTATGATTTTAATAAAAGTTTAAAAGAAGTAAAGACAAAAAACAAGCCTCACAAAAACCCATTCTTGAGGTAATCCATGTCAATGACATTAGATGAATTAATGGAGCGTGTCAAGTCTCAGGACGAAGGTGTGGTTACAGCTTTCGTCAGGGATGCTTTTCACAAGATGGCAACACTCGGATACACGACTTCTAAAGTAAAGAAATATAACATCATAGACGACAAGGTTCATTACGACTTACCGGATGAAGCCCTGAACATTATCAAGATTTCAGTGCTTTATGCTTCCAACGAAACCGAACTCATCACCACTGCTATAAACCGAACCTTCACGGGCGGGTCTACGGACTGGACGAATACGGATATGTCTTCTTTTGATGACACCACGGACCTGGATGTAGCGAACGATGCCGCAGACCAGAGTTGTTATCTCGACGTAGACGACATCATTACTATTTATCATCGCTACAGATTTACATATGACTGTGATTTAAAAAGCGGAACCTTTGAGCTTCAGACTGTGGACTCAAGCAACAAACTCGGAGACTTTGCGGACGGCACGTCCAACGTAATGGAATTTGAAGCACCGGAAACCAGTGAACTCAAAATAGTAGGAACAGCATCTGCTGGTTCGGCAGAATTTGACAACTTCAGTCTCATGGAAGTCGGATTGAACGAATACAAGAGAGCACGAAGGGCTATCGGGAAATTTACAAATTCATGGTATGACGAGGAGGAAGGCAATTGAGTGACAATTTAAAAACAAAAGCCTGGGCAGCGAGAGTTAAGGGCAGCATCCTGGAGCTTTACGAGCTTGATGCGGATGGAGACCTCGTGCAACCCACTCTGGATGTGACCGACGGGCTGAAGATAGAATACACAACCGGAGATAAGGTCTTTGTCGATTCGTCTGGATTCGACGACAACACCTCTCCGACTCCATCGAGTTATCTGAATTGCCGTGACTCGGAAGCACAGGCGGTTGTGGCTTTTGTAAAGGCCAGACTTGCCGAGGATCAATTTGATAAAACGGGGGAACCGAAGTTCCTTCAAACTAAAGAATTTTGGGATAGGGATTTTCTGGAAAAACTTACGGAAGCGTCCGATGCAATATCACCGCCTCCGAAAGTTGCTGTTTCTCAATATCCCTTTGCGTTCACGAAAAGTTAGGAGAACACAATGAAAAAGTTTTTAACAATCGCAATTCTCATGCTGGCAGGTTCTCTGTTCGCCCAAGCAGAGGGTGAACGGATTACGTTTAAATCCATCAGACCGCAATTTACAAGTGTAACAATGGATTCTGCTACCGAGAAGGTAGTCTACGTGGCCTTTCCTACAACCAGGTGGGATCAGGTCACTATCGACACCGTAGCCCTGACCACTGCCTCACCAGCTTACCAGAGACAGCAGGTTCTCGCAACCGGTGATGTGTACATCCAGATTCTTCCAGAGGTTCACAACACGGAAGAAAGCGACTCTCTGTACGCATGGATCAAACCTTACGGGTATTTCTATGAAAAGGAAGCGTGGTATGAGTCTGAAGACCTTACCTATCTGGTCTTTGACACACCCGGAGTCTATGCACAGGCCGGAGTGGATTATCTCGACTGGACTGCCGGAGAAGCCTACGGGGTTTCGCTCTCGAATGAACTATGGGCAACCGGTGGATTTACAATTCATTTCAACCAAAAAACCTACGATAACGCAGGGGCAGATACTAAAATCTACGTCGCTGTGTGGATAGTGAGGTAACGCATGAAAAAGAAATTACTTATAGGACTCATGCTTCTGTTTGCCGGAACCGCTCTGGCGCAGGGGCAGTTCGGGTTAGGCTTTAAGAAGTCCCGATTAAGAATGGCTCAGATTTATTCTGACTCGCTTTTTACCATTACCCTTCGTGCCGACACCCTTCGTGGGTGGAATCAGGATACGGTATATGTAAACAGCAGGCTGGTTCTCAACGAAGGAATAACTATTCGTCAGACCGTGGACAATGAGTTCATGGTTACATCGGACGGAGATACTATCAGGCTTAACGCTTATCACGCTCTGAAAACTTTTCAGATTGAGGTAGGTGATGTGGATCAGGCATGGATAGACTCTACCGGAATAGCCTATTTTCTAAGTAAGGTCGGTATAGCCACCACTACACCGGATTACGAGCTTGAGGTCTTAGATGAGGCGTCTGATGCGGCCATAGGTATTACAGCCTATCACGATACGGAGGCGACCACTCCTATAGTTATCCTTGGAAAGGGGGAAGGCACAGAAGCCTCCCACGGTACGCCCGTGGATGACAATGCTGTTCTTGGTACGATCTCTTTCAGGGGATATGATACGGACGGCTGGATTGAAGGTGCGAGGATTCAGGGCATAGCCAATGGCACACCTGCTGATGGTGTGATGCCCACAGACCTTGAGTTTTACACTAATACCGGAGGTGCATCTGCAACCCTTGTCTGGACAATAGAGGAAGATGGAGACCTCACTTCCAATCTTGCTACGGGTATATTGATGTTCGCAGGGGCAACGGCTAATAAAATCCTCTGTGATGCAGACGCTCTCACTTTTGGTGGTGTGAATGGTGCGTCCAATAATGAAGATATAGTATGGAATTTTGAAAGCGTGGCGAA